TGAAACTGGAGAATCTCAGATGGAATTAAATGGTGGAGAAAGAATTTTTTCTAGAATACATACTAGAAAATTAATCTCACTAGCTAAAAAAGCGTCTAAATCTAAAAGTGATGCTGATTATAAGAAATTAGGTAAAAAAGTTTTTGAGTATATTGACAAACAAAATACGCAGAAACAAGAATTTACTCAGGTATAAAAAAAGCAGGAGACTTTACTCCTGCTTGCTTTGAGATATTTAAATGGATTAAAGAGAGTCTATTAAGACATACCTACTTTCTGTTTTGTGAACTCAAAGTTTATACTACAAATATAAGTATAATTTCCAGATTTTACTCTGAAAGTTTTATTTATTTACTATTGTACTTTACCAAAAATTTGAGTACTTTTGGCATCGTATATATACAAAAGAATGTTTAATTAAACTATTAAGTACTATGAAATTCAAAATCAAGTCCTTCCAAGAAGGTGGGCCAGTGGCCCCAGAAGCAGCTCCAGCCGCACCACAAGGTGGAGCCCCAGAACAAGGTGGCGCACCTGCTGAAGGTGGGGGCCAAGATCCTTTAATGCAGATTGCTGAGATGTTTTCTCAAGCATTACAATCACAAGATTGTGCAGCATTATCTCAAGGAGCCCAAATGTTTCTACAATTAATTGCTCAAGCACAAGGCGGAGCAGGTGGAGCACAAGGCGGAGCACCTGCAGAACAGCCTGGTCAACCAGTCTTTAAAAAAGGTGGTAAATTTGAAAAAATTCAAATGAAAGGCAGAAAACCTGTTGAAAAAGAGGAAGCCATTATGGATAAAAAAGGTGGTAAGATGAGCAAAAAATGCTAATTATTAAAACTATGAAAGAGAGCAGGGAAATATCTCTGCTTTTTTTCTATTAAATTACTTTTACTATGGGACAAATACCAAAAATAATATATGCTCAATCCGGTACTAAACTTACATTCAATGTTAATGGAACAGATGTGGCTTTAGATAAAGAAGCCGTTGAAGCAGCTGGTGCACAAAGTTTTGATGAATTGGTTAAATCAGGAGAATTAAATGATAGAGATCGTACTGCTTTTATGAAGACAGTAGGAGATTTTTCTAATCAAGCACAACAAGGGAAATATAAATTAAATACAGCAGGACCATCTTCTCTCATATCTATGAATTATGAAGGCCCTACTAATCAAGCTGGTTTAGGTAAAACTGAATCAGGAGAAGTGGCCGAACGTACAGGTGTTGGTAGATTTTTGTCTAAAAGACTAAAGCCTACTGAAGCTAGTCATATGGCTAGACTCAATACTATTTTAGGAACTAAAATAGGGGCTATGGCATTGGATGCACAAGCTAAGGAAGATGCTAATAAAGCCTCTTTAAAAGTAAAAACTGATGCAGAAATCAAGGCTAAAGCTGATGCAGAAGCATTAAGTTTTGCAGGAAAACCTCAACAATTTGCTGAATATTTAAATACTAAATTAGGAGGAGCACATAATGCAGAAGTAATTGCAGCAATGTCTTCTGATGAAAAACTAAGACACGCAAGAGAATACTTTGAGAAGACTTATCCAGAAGTTAAAAAATATGGAAAGAGTAAAGATATTGATTTTTCAGAATTAGAAAAACGAAAAAAAGATGGAGCATTTGATTATAGTCCAGATTTTTTCTCTGATTTCTATGGCAGATTATATGAAGATAGCGGAAGAAAACAGATGCAAGATTTCTTTGGTACTACTCCTGTGCAAAAAGAAGAGATAGAAAAAAATGCTTTACAAAAAGCTAGTGCTGAGGCAGATCAAAATGCTTTAGCAGTTAATCCTAATTATCATGCTATAGGTGAAGATCTTGTAAGTAAATCACCACGTATTAATATAGGTGGTAATAATTATCACGCTGTATTAACAAAAGATCCTAAAACAGGAAAACAGTCTCTTGAGTATGTTAGTCTTCCTGATAATTTAGCAAGTTCAGCTCCTGATGCTATGCACACAGAATTGAAAACTGCAAAACGTATTAAAACAGTGCCTGGAGCTAATGGAGAGATTCTATTGAATGTAGATGGTAAATTATTTCATTTACCAAAAATTGGAGAAAATATAACTCCTAGAGCAGTTGAAACTCCCTCAGGCAAAAGTCCTGTTAAAACTGATATATCTAGTTTAATTTCTGGCCTAAAAGGCATTCCTTTAAATCCAGCTAATGCTAATAAAACGCGTATGCGTACTGTTAGTCATACTTCTGTAGATGATCCTATTAATGCTTTAATACATAGAGCAGCGGGTTTTAAAGAAGGTGGTATAGTATCTTTACAAGATGGAGGAAGTTTTGATGCAAATATTCAGAAGAGATTAGCCGAAGAGGATGCATATGAAGCCAGTGTGGCACAAAAAAATACACAAACTCCTGTTGAAACTCCTACTGAAACTACTACAACCCCTGCTATTAAAGGAAAAGTATTACAAGGAAAAGGAGCTCCAACGATTAAAGATATATATGGTGCAGCCACAGATGATAACATTGAATTATCAGAAGCTGATAAATTAGATGCAGGTGCTTTGGCAAGCGACTTTGCAGGACTTATTATAGGTCTTACAGCAGGTGGTGTTGGTGGTTCTGTAGTATCTTCTGGTTTAGGTTTAGCCTCTACTATAGCTACTGCAAAAGCTGACTATTTAAGAGACGGAACATTTGGTATGGATGACTTATTAAAAACAAGTTTATCTTTAACAGCAGATGCTGCTACATTATTTCCATACTTAGGAGAAGGGGCTCAATCTTTAAAAATAGTACAACATATTCCTAAAATTGCTAAACTACTAAAATATGCTGGATATGCAGGAATGGGTACTGGAGCATTAATCTTAGCAGATAAACTTAGATCAGGTGAAAAATCTATCACTGATTTAGATACCAATGATTTAAAATTAATTATTGGAGGTTTAAGAATGGCTTCAGCTGGAACTAGTATGGGTAAGACCGTACGAAGACAACCTGTAGAAGAATTTGAGGGGCGTGTTATAAATCCAGAGGGACAAGAAATTCCAGCTACATTCAAAAGAGCTGGTGAAACGTTTGTTCCAAAAGATGAAGCTTTAAAAGATTATAAAGCTGTTATGGAAAAAACTAAATTTGGTTTAGGTAAATCTAGAATTGCAGGAAGTGCTCAAACTGAAGTAACAGTGACTCCAGAAGAAACCACTGCTTCTTCTTTCTTAGGACGTAGAGCCATGGAAAGAAGAAATACAATGAGATTTGGTTTAAATAAAGAAAGTAAGGCTCAAGAAATTGAAACTTTAATAGCCTCTAATAAAGCCAAAGATTTTGAAACAGCTACTGCTAGAAAAGCAGCTAGTGTAGAGACGGATAAATTAAAGAGAACTCCAGGAAGTCCTATGCCTACTGGACAAGCAGAAGGTCCTTTAAAAGCTACTGATGTAACTACTGCTACAAAAATTCCATCTGTACCAACTAGAACTCCTTCTAATAAAATGAGTCAACCTACACCAAAGAAAAATGCTCCTGCTCCTACAAGAGAAGAAGTTTTACAGGAAGCATCACAAAGTACTCTATCTCCTAAAATACAAGAGATTTTAAACAGAGTATCTACTCCAGTAACTACAACATCTACATTAAATAGAGCCACTATTAAAGTACCTAGAAGAGGTACTATCGGTAAAAAAGAGTTAGCATCTGCTAAACAATCTGAAAAAGAAACAGTAAAAATACATAAAGAAGAGGCTAAGAGTATTAAAAACAAAACATTATCTTCAAAACGACAAGATTCTACTTTATCTTCTATTAATAAAAAATATCGTGCTGGAGGAATTTTATTTGGATCTAATGGATTAATAGCACCTAAATATTCGATGCCTTATGATCCAGAATCAAATGATAATCCAGAATGGCTTACTGATGCTATGAATAAAATGAAATATGTGGCACCAATACGTGATATAGATTCTTCTTTAAATAACAAATTAATGCCTAATAGTTTTAATAGACTTAAAGTAAGTAAAGGTATTGGAAATCAAAGTCCTGGTGTAGCATTGTCTCAAGGATCTAAAGGAGGTTTAGGTAATCTAAAATTAAATTTAAATAATAAATCAGCTTTACAAGCAGGAGAATTTGCTAGAGTATTGGCTCTAAATAGAGGTATAGATCAGAGGGATACTAGAATAGAAGCCCCAATGGTAACTGCCCCCGCAGAAGTTCCAATATCATTTAGAAGAACAGGCTGGCCAAAAAGAAGCACAAGGTATAGCCGCAGATGCACAAGCAAGACAAACTTCTGCTGGAAGATCTATGGAAAATCAGTTAAGAAATGCAGAAGTGAGAGGAAAAGTAGCTGATCAAAATACTTCTAATTTATCTCAAGCAATTCAAGGACAAAGAATGGCAGAAAATCAAAAAAGAGACGAAAAAATTGCTAACTTTGATACTTTAGCAGCATCACAAATCTCGGATAAAAAACAAGAGATGTACCAAAAAGAAGGTATGATTAAAAAGATGCGATTAGATCAGCTGCAGAGAACATTAGATCAATCCCCAGAATTTAAAGGCTTACAACAACAATATTGGCAAGAAAGTTTAAAAGGACAAATATCTCCTGAAACTGAGGCTAGATATCAAAAATATCAAGATGCTCTTAATAGAGGAACTAGTCAAGTATATGGATTGCCAATTGCAAAATCTGGAGGTTCTATAAATAATGAAACTGCTAAATACGAGATGGAAATGTATAAAGAGAGAAAAAAAGATAATAAAGAAATTACTCAAACTTCTAATCGTTGGAAAGAAAAAGTTTCTGATAAAAGACAGGACATAACAGTTAAAGCATCAAAAGAATTAACAGACTTCATTACTAAAATTTTGAAATAAATGAAAATAAACATAAAAAAATTGCAAGCAGGGGGCCTATTAACATATAGGCCCACTCCTTCTTTACCTCAGCAAGAAGTTGCTCCAACTCCTCCAGTAGAAGCTCCTATTAGTGATGATTTATTGGATAAATTAGTTGGAGGAGGAATAACTAATGATGTTAAGGCTTATGTTAGTGAAATAACTAATAAATATAATGCTTATTCTTCTATGCCGGATGCTATAAGAAATTCTACTATGGGGCGTAATATCAGACAAAGTTTAAAAGGAGATCGTGGAGTTCTTAATGAAATGCTTAGATCTAAAAAATATTTTGACGATACTATAGAAACAAAAAAGAAAGCAATGTCAGAATATGCTGTAAAGGATGGACAAGTGTTAGTTAAGGATAATGATAATAATTTATCTAGTATTAGTTTAGCACAATATTCTCAAAATTTACAAAGCGAAGAGCCTAAATATAAAGCAATTACTAATGATGAAGTTAGAATAGCACGTGAAACAGATCCTAGATTTGTTGGCAATAACTCACTTATAGATGTATTAACTCATGCTACTTCTACAGATGAAGTTACTGAAAGAGTTAGAAAAGTATTAACTGATTTAGGCAGTTTCACTAAAGGACAAACAGATGTTTCATATGAGCAACAACAAGTTGCAGATGGAGCAAATGCTGCTTTAAACAAAGGACTATCATATGTTAAAACTTCTGAGGGAGAGTACAAACAATCCAATGCAGAGAATTTAAAAAGAGCAGGCATGGCTATGTGGGCTAATTTAGATCCTGATTCTAAAGATCTTTTAAGATTAAAAGTAGTTCATACAAATCTATATAAACCTGAACAAATTGAATCTGCTGCAATGGGTTTAGCATTATCTTTACTACATCCTGCAGAAAGAGAAATAGATAGAACTAATGAAGGAGAAGGTAAACCGTCAACAGGTAAAATTGGTGGTGCTGGATCAGCTAATAAAGCAGTTCTTGGTTATTGGAAAGCCTCTGTAACAGGAGAAGGAATTCCAGAAGATATTACCGTATTAAACGGTGATAGTAATAAAGTGGTAATGAAAGGTTGGACAATGAGTCCAATGGAGAGTGATAAAAAAATGTTAAAAGGCCCTACTAGTATTGATAAGATTCCTGAATTAGGAAGTATTGGAGAAATGAGTAGTGTTTATTTTGGTGATCAAAAAGTTGAATCTAATGCATTTGATTCTATTATTTATGATAATACAAAACCTGCTATAGTTATGATGCCTTTTAAAGAAGAACAAGATGGTAGTATCAAACCTGATTTAGAAAGAGCTAGTGACCTAGAAGAAGCACAACAAATTATCAAAAAAGAACATATTACATCTCCAGAAATTAAAAAAGATATTTATAGACAACATAATTTTAATAGTTTTGATAGTAAGGGAGAACCTACACAAGATGTAGAAGTAAGACCATTCTTTACCTTCTCTGCTTTTTCAAATACTAATGCTATTAAAGGAGATTCTAAATGGTTTAGTCCAAGAGATGATAGATATGATTGGTATAAAAAACAATTTGAAGAAGGCCCTAAAAAGGCTGTTACTTCACCTTATTTTGATACTTCAGTAACCAGTTTATGGGCAAAACCTGATGTATTAAAAGGCATGGTTTATATACCAGTAAGAAAAGGAGCTGCATTCCTCTCAAATTATGCAGATCAAACAGAAGTCAAATTGCCAACAGAATTTGAAGAAAATTCAGCATATGCAGGAAGCAAAAGAGCTGCTCCTGAATTCAGACAATTAGATAAAAAAACAAACTTAAGTTCAAGCGCATTATAATATGGAAAATACTAAAGATACCAATGATTGGGTAGTAGCCAATTTATCATTACCAGGAGCCCCAATAGAAGAATTTAAACAGAATAATATAACTCCAGAAAATACAACTTTAAAAGACAAAGATTTTTATAAGGGAACTAAAACTATACAAGAAAACTTTACTAATCCTGAGAATGGAAAATTTGATGAAGATAAATATGATCAATTCTATAATTCTATGTTATATACTTATAATGAGTATGCTAAACAGGATACTTTAGAAAAAACAGGTAAAGATTTTGAGTATGCTCCCTTTGATATATTTGCTCCTCAGAATGCTAAGAGAGTACAGGATTTATATAAAATTGAAAAAGTAAGAAATCCTTTTAAAACTAAAGTTGGTATCGAGGATTTTAATTATAGAAGTAAACCAGAATTATCTTTAGAGGAAATTGCACAAGATAATACTGTAAGAGATCATCTTACAGGAAAAGCTCTTGATTGGACACCTAATGATGATAGTGCTACAGGAATTTTTGATTTCTTAAAAAGGCCTACTTTAGTAGTTGGACAATATGATGAAGACGGTGAACACTATGATGAATTTGAAGGAAGAAAAATAAAACATAAAAAAGGTGATTATAAACTAGATGAAGAAGGTAAACCATTTTTTGAGACACTTGGAGATAGAGAAGTTTATAATAGAGAAGTATTAAATTGGTCAGATACTCTTACTAAAGAAGGCACTTGGTTAAACAAGTATGATTTTATGGATTCAGATGGTTTGGATAAATCTCATATTGGAGCTGTTATGAAAATGGCTTCAAAAGTAGCTCCTTTATTTATACCGGGAGTCGGAGAAGTTTATGCAGCCGGAATTCTGGGTGTAGATCTTATGAATGTAATTCCTATATTATTAAAAGCAGGAATTGGTTCTATTATTGGAGATGCTGATACAGATAAAAGTTACTGGAAAACATTAAGTAAAGTACAAGGAGTTGGTAAAGTCCTCTCTGCTAATTCAGTATCAGATTATGCTAAAAGCAGTACATTTTCATTTGAGAATGTGAGTTCTATGTTGGGTGATGTATTTACTCAATTATATACACAGAGAGCTATAGCCTCCATTCCTAAATACATAGGAATGAATAAAGCAAGTGTTGCACCATTAACTAAAGTTGCTGAAAATTTTGATGATGCTACAATAGCAAAAATTTTTGAAGGTTCTTTAACAACAGGTGAACGTCATATGATACTTGAAAAAGTACCAGAAGCGGCTAATTATATTGATAGGGCTATTAAATCTGCAAAATTGTCAAGAGCTTTAGCTACTACATATATGTCAGCTACTTCAGCTGCTGGTGTGGCAGATCAAGCAAAAGCTATTGGATTAGATGAGAGAGATACTGGTCTTTTATATTTAGGAACTTCTTTAGGTTTCTTTGGTATGATGACTTCACTTCCTATTGGAGAATGGGCTTTAAAAGGAATAGGTCTTGAAGAAACTGGTGTTCTGGTAAATAGAGGAATTAAAGATGCTGCTCAGCCTTTTATTGAAGATCTAAAAAGATTGGGTGCTACTGTCGCTAAAACTCCAAGAGATTATCAAGGAATTTTTAAAATTGGAAAAAGTATTGGACAAGCAGTAGGTAAAAAATTAAGCCATGTAGATGGTTATATAGGAGCTATGGCTTCAGAAGGTACGGAAGAAGTGACTGAACAAGTCATGCAAGATTCTATCACAAATATATACAATGGATTGTCTTCTTTAGGATTGACTTCTTCTAAGGATCCTAATAAACAATTTAGTTACGGAAGTGCTTCTGATATAGCAGCAAATTATGCCATGAATTTCTTCGGTGGTGTAGCTGGTGGAGCTATGTTTAGATTTCATGATCAAATGTCTAATTTAGGTAGAGAAAATGATGAGTCTACAAAAGATATATACTGGTTAATTAGAAATGGATATAAAGATAAATTAGATGCTGCTACTAGTAAATTAATGGAGAAAGGCTATTTTGGTAGTACTACTTTAACAGCAGAACAAGTAGATATTGATTTACCAGGAGCTGGTAGAAAAACTGTAATGAGACCTAAGGGAGCTAATGATTTATCTCAAAATGAAGTAATTGGTAAAACCCTGTTAGGTTTATTTAATAATGTACAAAATCAAATATTTCAAGAAGGAGTAAAATCAGATAGTGAATTGACTAGAATACTGGATACTAGATATGATTTAGTAGTAAAGGATTTAAAAGTAAATAGTTCTCTGTATGAAGATCATACGAATTTAGTAAATGATATATTAGGTTTAAACAATGATATTGCTAAAGCTCTAGCAGTTCCTACAGAAGTAGGGGCTTCAGATGCATCAGTTTTGGCTACCGCTGAAGCTGTTAAAGCTATGCAAGTAAAGCTTGGAGAAAAGAGAGAGGCTTTAAGACTAATTACTTCTGGCGAAGCGTTCCCAGCTTATCAAAGTCAAGCTTTATTTAATATGAGTGAAGTATTGAATGGTGCTTTTGGCAACACTTCAGTAGATGATTTGTCGTGGAATAAATATAAAAAACACTATAAATCATTAACAGAGGAAGAGAAAAAAGAGATTGATGAAGACTATGTAGCTTGGAAAGCCACAAATAAAAAAGATATGCTAAAAGCTGGTTATAAAACTTTTACTTATCTAAATGAAAAATTTTCTCCAGTATTAGCAGAATTAGCTAAATATGCTGAACAAAGAAAAGGACATTATACTTTAGTTGATGCTTTAGGTACTAAAAATAGATTTAATTTATCAACAAGTACTTTAGATGAGATTAGTAAAGCTAAAAATTATCTAGGTAAAACTCTCACAGTAAGTGAGGCATTAAATGATGCTATTAATGGAAAGAAGGATGTTAATTCTATTTTAAAAGCAGTAGATGATATCATGAATTTTGTTAGTAACCCTAGTATTGATAAATTTGATCAAAATTTCACTAGTGAGATGAGGGGTGTATTTGATTCTCTAACTTTAAATGATATGATTGGAGAAAATGCTTCTTTATTTGATACATTAGCAGATGATAATTATTTTAATGAAGAAGGATTGCCTGGAACTTCTTATGATATGATGTCTATAGATGACCTATTAAATGAGAACCTTACAAGTGTATTTGCTAAATTAGAGGAGGCAAAATTGCATAATAAAGATAATAAAGGGGCTTTAGATACGATCACTAAAATCTCATCTTATATACTAAGTAATCCTAATGTTAATTTAATCAATAATAAAAAAGTAGAATTTGAACAATTGACTAATGGTAGAACTATTAATACTTTAAATGAACTTTTAGATAAATTTGATTTTTTACAGAATGGCACAAAATCTACTATAACACAATTACTTACAAATGAATTTGATGCTTTAGGTAAAGTAAATGATATTACTGATTATCAAATTTATAATCCTAATACCATAGAGAATCTTGAAAATGCTAAAGTTTTATTGGAACGTTTACAAGCATTAGTAATTGCTTCTACAGAATACAATTATAAAAAACATGGTATTTCTGGTTATAATACAGTACTCAACAACACTTTTCCAGATATGGAATTAGGAGTAATTACCCAAGAACAAGCTACACCATTACTTAAAGAAATTCAACAAGTTAATGCGAAAATTGAGTTATTTTTAACATTATCTTCTTTTAATAGAGAGAGTAAAATAAAAAATAACATTGCTGCAGGAGTAAACATGGAGACTGTTTTCTTTGGACATTTACAAGACGGTCCTTTTAGAGATTATCTAAATAATATTAGAATTGAAGATGAGGATTTTGTTACAGAAGATATGTCTAGATCCATAGAGGATGCTAAAGTAATGAAAAAAGCTTCTGAAATTAAGACTAGTCAAGAAGGTTCATTACCTTCTTCTAATGAAGAAGTATTTCAATTTGAATCAGAACGATTAAAAATCAATAAATTATTTTTTGAGAGAGTTAGGGAACTTACTAATAAATATGGCGAAGATAAAATACATGAAAAATTATTTAATAATCCCGCAATTAAAGCTTTATTTCCTATAGATCAAATGAGTCAAGCTACTCCTACTAATTTTAATAGTACAACTACTCATGTTCAACCATTGGATTTATTCATATGGTGGAATACCATGATTACAGTAGATCCTGCTAAATTTTATGCAGAATTAAGAGGAAATGAAACAGAACCTGGTAAATATGATGGTTTAGAAACTAGTAAGTTTGTACCATTCTATGCACAAGAATATGCTGCTAAAATTATATTAAGTGCTCTGGATAATCAAAGTTGGATTAACAAATCTCTTAATTATTTAGGAGGAGTTGATATAGATGGTGCTCCTATAACTGGAACATTCATGGAAAAATTACATGAAACTTTTAAAAATTTTATATTAGTTGATGGTGTTCCCGGAGCTGGTAAATCTTCTGCTGTAGGTTATACTGTAGCTAAGATATTAAAAAGAAGAGGAAGTGCTTTCTGGACAGCTGGTGCTTATGATACACAAGCTAAACAATTAGAAGAATTATTGGAGAATCCTGATGGAAATGTGTCTTTTGATAAAACTAAATTATTAGCACAATTTTTTAGTCCAGAAGCTATTATAGAAATAAATAATTCTAATACAACTTGTTTAAAAGCAAAAACTACAATAGAAATAGATGCTGCATTAGCTGGGAATAAATTAATGTCAGTTAATAGAGTTATTGTAAAACAAGCTGGCAGAGAATATGATAAAATTAAATTAGGAGAAATCAAATCTGAAGCATTTTTAGATGTAAATAAAAGTAAATTACCTGCTGCTATCTTTATAGATGAAATTACACATTTTTCTATGATTGAACTGGAAGCATTAAGACAAGCATTTATACGTTTAGGAAATTCTGCTCCTTTAATAATAGGATTAGGAGATTCATTACAAAATGGATTTAGAATTGTAACAGAAGATCATAATATAAATATGTTTCGTACTTGGAATACTCCTAAATTATCAGCATCTCTTAGAACTTCTAATGATATAAAAAATCATAATCTTATAAATATAAGAGCCAGATACGGACTCATTACTAATGAGTATAATAAAGTTTATAATGAACAAAGTCTAGAATATGCAGCTGTTAAAGCTAACATACAAAGTTTACATAATCCAGATGATGAATCTACTTGGTTTAAACTGGGTTATCACGTTAATGCTGATAATAATATTTTTGGAGAAAAAGTATCAACTAGTAATGATGCTTCTAAAGATTTAATTAATCTTTTAAACACAACTACAGAAACTATTGGTTATATTACTGATAATAACACTTCTAGTAATGAAATTTTAAACGGATTAACGCCATCTCAAAAAAGCAGACTTGATATAAAAGATGTTAATACTGTACAAGGACTTGAATATGATCACGTTATAATTGATGTGAATTGGAATGAACTCTCAAAAGATTCTCATTTTAGTCCCCTAAATTTTATTTCGAATATATACACATTAACTACTAGATCTAAAGTTGGAAGTGTTATAGTAGATAGGGGATTTAGTAATAATGATTATTTAGTAGTTAAATCTCAAAAACTTAACCAAGTAATTGATGTTAAATTGGATCCTAAATTATTAACAAAATATAAAGAAGAGAGAGTAGCAAATATTTCTAAATTAGCTAATATCTATGATGCACCAATTGATCCTGGGGTATCTACAAAACCTGTGGCTACTTATACTGAACCTCCTTTATTACCTGTATCTGTTACTGAAAGTTTTGCCTCTGAAATTCTAAGACAGGATGAAGAAGCTTTAGCAGCAGAAGCTGGTAATAAAACTGATAATAGACAAGAAATTGCTTTAAATCTTGCACAGAAAAATACTCATTTAATGACTTATCCTTATTATGAGAGAATAGGAGTTCCTGGAGAAGATGCATTGATATTTGGTTTAGAAGCTGATGAAAAACCTGATTTAAAATTTTTAATGGATATTAAAAATGCAGTATTTTATGGAGCAGGAAAAGAAAAAATATTAGAAATTTTAAATAATAAAGGAATTGATAATATTGATAAATTAAATGTTGTAGTTAGAGCTTCAAGATACAATCCTAATACTGATGTAGACAACTCATTATTACGTACAGGAAAGAGGGATCCTGATAAAGAACTAACTAATAAAGATGCATTTGTTAGAACTGCTCTTAGAATCGAACGTTCTGATAATACTGGTAAATTAAAACCTATTTATATTACATTAGGAGTATTTGCTTCAGCTAAAAGTACTTCAAAATATGATTATAAAAATAAAACAGATTTATCCAAAACTCTTAAAACATTTTTAGACAAAGTAGAAATAGGTTTAAAAACAGCCCCTAGTATTGATTTAAGTATTGATCATTCAAACCCTTTTGAGTTATTAAAGTATACTACTAACATACAGTTAGATTATCTAGATAAACCAATTAGTTTTAAAGATTTTAAATCAGACTTAGACAGAACAGCTGTTATTTCTCCTATTTATATTTTCACAGGACATAATAGTTCTGTAGCAGGAAGTCCTTCTCAAAATCAACGTTTGAATGAGTGGATAAAAAAAGGAAATAACTCAGCTAAAGAAAGATCATTAGCAGGAAGAGCAGTAACATTTGTTTCTTTTGACAATAAATTAAAAGCTAGTGAACTGGCTGATAAATTTGCAGAAGAAATTATGACTAATAGTTCTAATCCTAGAGTTAAAGCAGTAATGCTAAATTCTACTGGAACAGATCCTAAAGTATGGTTTGAAAATGCTTGGAATACATTAGCTGATGCTAAAAAAGCAAAGGTAGAGAGAGTAGCTATGGGGACATTAGCTTCTCAACATATGGCTACTTTTATGGCAAGTACTATTAAGATGATGGCTGAATCTCCTAAGTATACTGGAAAAACTATTGGCATCAAAAATATTGCTAAAGCTATAATTGAACGTTTAGGGCCAGGTGAGAAAAACATGAATATTCTAGAAATAGATAGGAATGAAGCAGAAGCTTTTAGATGTAAAGTTAAAGCTTATACTGACGATAAAATTAAAAATCCAGAAGAATATTTAGCTTCAGCTACTGCTGGATTCTTAAAATTAAAACCTAATCAAAGAATATCTGCTTTTAATTTTAACCATACTTATAGACTTTTAGTCGGAATGGGTATTGCTATGAATGGAGGTATTCATGCAGAAAGTGCTGATGTGAAACATTATTTTGAACCTATTTCTAAATACACAACAGAATATGGAGATTTCTTAGAAGAATTTTATGGGTTACTTAGAAAAGAATTTAAATATGGAATATTTTCTCATCCTTCTTATAATATTAGAGGAAAACGTGCTAATCCAGATTATGCACAATTAGTGGAAAATGAAGAAGATGATTTTGAAGTAACAGCGAGAGCTACACTTCCTAACTCTTTATTAGATTTAAAACTAATAATGACTGGTCCAGAAGCACTTAGTAAAGAGCAAATAGAGAAAACTAGTAACTTAAATAGTATTGCTGATTATATAAGTTTAAAACAAAATACTATTTCCACATATGTCATAGATGATTTTATTAGAGGATCTGATATGTTTAGTAAACAATTTGAGGATGGAAAAGAAACATCACTCTCAGCTGTTATGTCTAATATAGATGCTCTATATGATACATTATCAAAATCTGTATATACTACAGAACGTATGTATGAGGGTATACGTAATTTACAATGGACTAATACTGAGGTCTCTAAAGAAGATGCTGTTAATCTAGAGAATAAAATTGAGAATAAGGGCAATGGTTCTTTTGTAATTACAGGAAATAATGGTAAATTTGACTTCGAAATAAAATATAATATGAATGAAACAATCGAAGAAAATAAAATGAAAATATCAACTAATGAAAGACCTATTCCTTTAGAAGAAGTTAGTGCACTTATACAAAAAACTACTGATTTAGTAAATAAATTTAAAATGCAATATTCAGATATTATTCCTGAAGATATATTTGCAAGTGTACTAAATGCTTTATCAACAGGAACAAGAGAAATAGCACCAGGAAGTGCGATGCAGATGGCATTTGCACAATTATCTGCACAAGCTCTTACATTGGGTGATGAAGCATTACTAAAAACTTTACATGATTACACTAATACAAAAGACATCAATACTTGTAACTAATGAGAAATAACTGCGGTTTAATATCAACAAACGCGTCCATCGAACTGATGGGCGTGTTTAATAATTTTATAAAAACACTCTATAAAAAAGGAGAAAAAGATAACTATGCAAGATTAGAGGATAAAATTGCAGAATATCTATATGACAAACATAGAAAAGATGACAAAAATAATGCTCTAACTCCTGAGGAAAGTCATTTTATTGAACAACAGTTTATTTTATACACAGCTGCTGTTAAACCTATTCTAACTAAAAGTAGAGTAGATACTGCATTTGCAAAAAAAATATGGGGAGATGCTACAGTTGTTAAGCCTATAGAATTGTTTCTTGCAGATGTGCAAAAAGCACTGATTGAGGGAAGTGATACTACATTAACAGAAAAAGTAAAAAATCTATATGAAATTTCTCCAGAAGAAACTACTTTAGTACCTGCACCAAAAGTAGATTTAATAGCAACACCTCCTTTAGAAAGTGAAACTAAAATTGAAAAAATTACAAATGTTAGTAACAAAGTTGAATTAAAAGAAGCATTTGCTAATGCAAATACGGCTTACTTAGCATTAGAAAGACGTGTATCTAATCATATAGTTAGGAATTATCTTATAAATCAAGAAACAAATGTTTATAATGCATCTAGTGATGCTGTAGATAAATCAGTTAAAGCAAACAAAGTTAGAATTTATAGAGAATTGCTTAGAAATTTTGCACAAAAAGGTCTGGTCTTTTCTGAAAATGAAAAAGAATATTATGTAAAAGGTAGAATAAATCCTAATGTAAAAAATGTTCTAGATAGAATTGCAAATCACTACGATAAATTTAATGGTAGTGGAGTTACTAATGTAATGTTAGAGGAATGGACACAAACTAATTTAGGAGAGATTTCTGATTACATTAATTTTGTAATTATGTCCAATTTTGATAATCTATTATTATCATATGGTAAAGGAATATTTAAAATTTCAGATAGTTATTTAAATTCTACTAATGAGAAATACGATGAACCTAAATATGTCTTAGACATTGAGAGTAATATAAATGACAGTATTTTTCAAACTGGGGAATATAATTTAGCTGATGAACAATCTTCTTTATTTAAGATGTTAATTTCTTCTATGCCTTCTGTAACATTTGATAAACAAATTTCTCATGATAAAGAAATTGATTTAAATACTGTTAATACAGTAATGGCTAAGTTATTACATGGTAAATTATTAGAGGGTGCTCCTAGTTTTGATCCTACTAACAGTATGGAAAGTATAAAATCTTTACTAGAATTTGTAATTAATAATTTTACAGGATCTGGTAAAAAAATAAAAAGTTTTGATAAAGTAGAAAAAGACACACTTTTATCAGTTTACTTATATTTTTTTAGAAATAATGATGAATTATCTACTAAAAAACCTAAAGTTATTTTAGATGAGGCATTAAGATCTGCTATACAAGTTGCATATGGAAATGATACAGAAACTGGATTTAAAACTATTCCATCATTCTATCATTTAGCTTCAAATAGCGAAGTAATTTCTGGGATGGATTACTTTAATGTCATGGTAAGTAACTTTGATAAAACCTACTTAAATGAATATACAGAGTATACTTACGATAAAGAAAGGGGTACTGTAACAGTTAATAGTCCTACAGAACGTTTAATAAACAGTTCTGAAATTCAATTTACAAATAATTTAAATAATTATATTAATCAAGAATTTGGAGAATCCTATTTAGAGAGTAAGTATAAAGACATAACCATCGAGGCTTCTGATACTGATAAACCAATAGTTCGTTTTGAATTATCAAAAGGAGTATTTGCTACTGTAAATTTAGCAAATGGTAGTATGAGTATGACTGATGGTATTAAAAAGACTGACTCTAAAGAACTTAATTTTAAAATAACAACTGAACAAGAAAATAAATTAGTAGAAATCCTAAATAAAATCTTACCTCAACTCCAATTAAGAGATGATAAAGGAAATAATTTCTACTATCCAATATTTACTCAAATATTTTCTCCTACTTTAGATGATCATACTGAAGCTATTGTGGCTTTAACTAAAGTAGCTGGATATACTGCTTATACTTCTTCTATGGTTAATACTGTAGGTAAACAAGACTTATTGAACACCAAATGGATAAAAGGATTCGGATCTGATAAATCTCCTTATATTGCAGATGATGAGGAATTTTCTATTGCTCGTATGTTTCCTGGCTATAGTGATATAGCTAAAAATATAGGTAAAGGGCTCTCTATTATTAATGGGGAGACTCATAAAGCAGTTATTAAAGTAGGTAACGTAACTGTTCCTACTATAGGTGAGGTACGTCATTTATATGCACTTCCAAAATGGAGAAACTGGCTGATGAAACAAAATGGTAATAAATTAACAGGTATGCCTATAGCTAGTAATTTATTTATGAGAAATCCAGATTTTTTAAATGGATTTAAAATCAGAAGTTTTGTGAAGTCTGGAGAAGAAGTAAAACATTCTTCAGAAATGGCTCCTTTAGAAATAGCTACTACTTTTATTATGCATGATTACATAGCAGCTGCTAATAAATATAATGAGGTATATATTCAATCTACAGTATTTGCTGATAAAAATAGTCATAATAGTGTGATAATAAGATTAAATGAAGAAGTTCAAATTCCAGGAATTACTAATAAAATTGCTTTAGGTAATGTTACAGCAACAGAATTAAAACGTGCTGCATATTTAAATAATAATACTTATTATAAAGCTATTTCTGAGAAATTAACCTCTACTTATATTCCTGTGTTACAATCTTTATTGCCTGGTGTAACAATCGATAATACATTAAAAGGAGTAAATGATGCTATGTCTAAAGTACAAGAACAAGTATTTAGAGATGCTTTTTATAAATTTTATAATGGAAAAGAATACATCATAGAAGATTTAGGTATAGAAAAGAATAAGAAAGAAGGTACTTGTGGTTTATCACCACTCCTAATTTATTATGCTGATATGTATACTGATAAGGATAAAGCTACTCCAGCTTTTACTAAAATGATGAAAGCAAATGAAATATTATTTGCACAGAGTTTAGTTAAATATAATATGAATATTGAGTATATGAATGGTAAAGGAGATATTAATCCTCTATTTATACGTAAAGGAACCTCTACTATATTTGATACTTTAAAAATTACTGATGAGAAAACTGATGAAAAAATTACTAAAGATATATTTGAGAAAAATTGGGTAGACCCAAATACTAAATATATCATCATACATAAAGGAGGACAACTAAATCCATTATTAAGGCATTACTTTTATATGGATAACTATGTTTCTGAAAACTTATCACAAGCAAGTATGGGAACTATTCATAACCATCCTTTTAAAGGAAAAACTACTGCAAAACCGGGAAGTTTCGAATTTTTTACACAAATAGAATCTGCAAAAACTGCAGCTATGTATAAAAGACAATTACAAGGAACTCCTATGAAACCACTTAATTTAAATTTAATTAATGGTGTTCGAGAGACAATGAGTTCTGTGTTTTTAACAGATATAAATAACCCAGTTTATACTAGTTTTGGTATAAACGATAAGATGACTGTAACAGATGGTTCTGCACAAGTTACTCCTCTTCAATATATTTTGCAGAATAATTCTCTATTGGAAAATTCAGTAGGACCTAATGCTAAGATGTTTAGTCTTTTTATGGATCCTAAATATAATTCTTATGGCTTAACTAAATATGCTGAATTTGGTATTACTAATGAGATGATTAGAAATTCTAAGGGATCTTCTTATGATCTTATGAATTTAATAGAAAAAAGTTATAGATACAAACCATTTGCTAGAACTGCTATTTTAGAAGATTTTAATCCAGAGACTTTTAATTATGATAAAAGAACAATACAGTATACTCCAAATATTTTAAAAGATTTTAGAGGGAATAATATATCAATTGAAACTATAGCACCTAATGGATTATTTTATGAAAAGAATAATCAAGTTTATGAAATTAAAAGTTTAACTAGAGGAATTACCATTACTCAACCTAATGGAGAAGTTATAGTAGATAAAGGAAATACTAATGATTTTCAAATACAAACACTTAATCTAACCACAGGAATACTAGAAAATCCTAAATCAGTTAAAATAAATGATTTATATGACTTATGGCAGGCATTAGGTGCAGAAAATTCTGTATCAATTGATAAAGAAGGTAAGTTTTCTGGTAGTAGAAAACCAGGTGAAACCTTACAATTCACTTCATCTGATGCCTCACATTATGCTTTAGCTGAATTTGTTAATAGAGTAGGACATAAAATGGATGCTAATCAGAAAGTTAACCTAATCAATCAATATGGTTTAAGAGACGATTCTGATCCACATACTAATGCAGTTTTCTCAAAAGAAACTGAAGCTAATTTTGTAAAATTATTTCCTGAATTTAAACTTAATAAAACTGATTTTAAAGTACATAATCAAACCAATACATGGCAACCATTAAAAGAGATGTTCATTGGAAAATATATCCATACATCTGCACAAAAATCAGGTGCCATCAACGTACATAATATAGCTGATGTATATGATCAGAAAAAACCAGTTTATCCAGTAGATATTCCAGCTATTTCTACAGGTTTACTTATGACCACAGAACATGAAGTAGAGGGCTCAGAGATTACTAAAATGACTCAAATTTATAGTGCTATAGAATTTATGGGTGATTCTCATAATGTTTCTAGTGGGGTTTATAATGCAATAGCTGATGTATTAAATATCAAATTAAAATCATTGTTTGATGCCTCAGAATTTGAAAATATAGATAAAGAAACTTTGTATAAAGAAGTTACTACCAATTTAATACGTACTTTTAATTCTAAAGACCAACAATCTATTGGTAAGTTTATAGGACAAATGGTAGAGAGAGAATTAGATGCTACTAAAGCGTTTACAGCACAAGCAAAAGAAGCTGAAGCTATCTCAGAGGATGCTACTGGTGAAACTCCTGGAGTTGCTAGTACTATGGGAATGAGTGTACTTAGAGATGGTAAAAGAATGCCTTTTAGCACATATATGTATAATTCTTTTATCTCATTAATGAGTAATTTTTTAAATAAGGAGGCTATTAAAGATAAACAATCTGGTATTGCCTCCCCTATTAAACCTTCTGGAGGAATGGTTCAAGTATATGATTCAGAAGATATTTATGGAAAAAATCATGTATTATTGAGATCTAATTATGATAAAATCAATAAAGCTGAACATATTACAGAAAAACCTATTACCATAGGTGAAGTATCTTTAAATGATTGGATTAGAGAAGATGATGGAGAAGGTAACATTAAAGAATATCAACTTGATACTCCAGAGAAATTAATAACATTAAAAAGAAAGGAAACTACTAAAACCGTTGCTCCAGAAGTACATAAAGGATTTTGGACAAGAGGACAAGTACAAAATGATCCAGAAAATATGTATTTATTTGGGGACAATACTAATGATAGAACTGTTACTAAATACATACCCACTGCTACACAAGCGGTTATTAGAGGACTTCCAAATGCAATAGGAATTGATACTAAGAAAGATAGAGGAACAGGCACTAGATCTTATTTAACTGATTCTGATTTAGACTGGTTTAAGACACATGTAAATACACAGATAAAAGCTGCATTAGCCACAGGTAAACCAATTATATTACCAGAAGATGGAATAGGAACAGGAAAAGCTATGTTAGCTTCTAAAGCTCCTAAATTATTTGCCTATTTACAAGAAGCATTACAAAATTTAACTACAACTAATAAAACAGCTAAGGGAACTATTGTTAAATTATATGGTAAACCTAGAGATTTACAACCCCCACTTCTTACTTTTAAAGTAATAGGTAAAGGAATGAAAGAAAATCCTATGTCAGTTTATGAATTAGCTGATTTTGCTATGGTATATGATTATAGAGATTTTACTCTTGGTAAGAAAGAGATAACTCCAGAATTAATAAATTTTCTAACTAAGAGATTCCCAGGAGAAAATATAAGTAAATTAATTAAAAATAGTAAACTAATAAACAATGCATTAAGAGTAAATATTCAAAGTATTTTTAATAGAATTGATACTCAACATACTGTATTAATAGACGGTAAAGAGTATCCCGTAGAAGTACTATCACGAAAATCAGGAGAAGCTCTAGGTCCAAATATTTATAGAAAAATGTTTGATTTACCAAAAGGAATTTCTGTAAGTGAAGTTACAGAAGAGTTCTTATTTAATAGAATGTATGAGAAGTCTAAACCTACCATTACAAATAAGAATTGTTATGCATATGTACAGAATCCAAATGGTGATCACATCTATATTTTTAATAAAATACCTGATGGATTTACAGAATATGAGAGTGGTAAACAAATAAAAGAGATTAATGGAAAACATTGGATTGTAGATGAAGATGGGGATCCTAGATTTATTGCTCCATCAGGTGTTATAGGAACTGCATTAATAGGAGGTAAGAGAGTAGAAGTAGTAATTACTAATGATCTAACTAGCTTACAACAAACTTTAAAAGATACTAAAAATGCTGATAGAACATTACAAGTAGGACGTATTTATAATATCAACGAAATTAATGATGATATATTAAAGGCAGATTGTGCTGAATTAGCTAAAAAAAGATTCTCCAGTTTTAGAACTACTTTAAGTTATATAGCAGCACGTATTCCTGGACAAGGATTTCAGTCTTTCACTGATTTAGATTTAGTTGATTTTATTCACACTGAAGGTAATACAGTAATGACTAATCATTTTACTTCTTGGTTAAAAGGAGAGGATTATGATATTGATAAGGGATTTTGGTTAGGATTAACTCTTAAAAACGGAGTTGTAGTGGGATGGGCAAATGAATTTGATTATAACACAGAAGAATCTTTAAGAGCTTCTATGTCTTTACCTTATCCTGATAAAAAAATTAGAATTCTAAATGAAGATACTCCAGAAGTTACTTTAACAAGAGAAGAAGTTGCTAGTTTATTTGATGAGGGAATGACTAAATTAAGAAGTGAGACCTTAGTAAAATTAGGTAATGTAAATACTTATAATTATTTAAATGAAGATTTAGATATAGATGCTGTAGAAGCTAAGATTAGTGAATATTTCCAACAAACTATTCCTCTTAATTCTATGGAAAATGCTGTTAAAAATAAAATGGCTTGGGGTATTAGAGATGCTGTAGTTAAACCTATAAATTTAAATCATACTGAATCTCCTATTGGAATGGAAGAACTTAGAGATGAAGCTACTGAAGAAAATGTAACTGTTAGTAACAATAATCCTATGAGTAAAGCAGATTTTCAATATGCAAATATGGTTGGTAAAAATGTTATCGGTATTGCAGCTGTAGCATTGAAAATTTGGAGTGCTGTTTCATTTTATGGAAATGATAAAATTAAGAATAGTGATTTTGCTTCTATAATAATGGATAAAAACCTAAAAATTAACGGAAAAAATCACTATATTGCGGGCCAAGCAAATCTTAATTTTAGTGCGAAAGCATCTACTGTAATTACAGATGAATATATTGCTGATCAAATGGATAAAAATAATATTGAGGAAAATTGCAATGGATAAAGGATGTATACATACATATAAAGGAGTTGAATATAAGAACTACCAAGATTTAAAAAATGCATTAGTAGAGGAGCAGAGTAGTTATTACTTTGCTCCTTTTATGGAAGCAGTTCTAGAAAAGTTAAAAAATAATCCTGAAATAACTGGTGCTCAAGAAATTGAAAAAGTAGTTAAAGAAATTTCAGATCAATTCATGTTAAAAGAAGATGCTGCTTTGACTTTAAGTCAGTTATTAAGTGCTGCCACTGATAATGCTAAAGAATTAATTTTAGCTAAAATCAATGCTGGCCCAGAAACTGCTGGAGTGTATGCTTATTTAACTATGTTGGGAATTCCTTTAAAAGAAATTGCCCAGATGATGAAGAGTGATCCTGTTAAATGGGTAATTGAGAATTCTCGTAAGAATATTTTTGATAAACAAACTGAATTTAATAGCATTAAAAACTCTATTAAAGAGTATATAACTGGTCCTAATGTGTATAAATATCTGGATTTTGATAGAGCTAATATATTTACCAATATTATTAGAGATAGTCTAAAAAATCCAAACTTTATAAATGCTTTACCTGCTGGTAATAGATTTAGTAATCCAGAGGTTATTAAAATACTTACTAACACAGATAAAAAGAAAGGTCCTGTAATAAAAGTGCACTCAGTGGGTGCATTATTAACACCTATAGAAATTCCTAGGATATCAGGTGGTGTTAATACTGTTGATACAGTGGATTTGAAAATTACACGAGACGACATACATGATATGTATGAGACTTTAGAAATGGGTAATTTTATAAAAGCTTCATACGAACCAATAGTTAATCAATACCAAGAAGATGGTATGGAAGATGCTTGGGAAGATTCAGAATTAAGATCTAATAAAATTCCAGTTAAAACTGAGATTGCTAGATTTATGAAGAGGATGATAGATTATTTAGAATTTGCACCTGAAGGGGATATTTCTGAATTTGCTAATATTATGGAAGATTCTAAAGAGGTTCTTATATTAGGAAGAATGCTTTCTATAAATCAAGGTATTAAAACAGACAGTTACTCTCAATATGCTTTTTTTCAAAGAGTTTCTGATTATGTAATTCAAAGAAGTAAAGAACAAATTTCTTTACAAACACAAGATAAATTAGTTGGTGAAATGAAAACTAGTTTAGAAGAAGCTAATATCAATCCAAAATTTCTTGAAGAAATTATGAAAAAATTTGACTTCATGAAATTTTTAGGAATAGGACTCTCTAAAGAGGATGCTTCTACTTATAAAGAAACTAGTAAAATATGGTACAATAAAATAAAAGCTTCTTTTAATATATTAGCTGTAGTGTCTGATACTCCACATTTTAACGCAATGCTTGGAGTTTCCTCATTAATGGAGAATATGAAAAACATTCTATCAGTTAAAGCCAAACTTGTTAATAAATTAGTCAAAGACGTATACGATAAACATATTATAGCTACAGACCCAACTGAAGAAAATATGGAATATAAAACTATAGCTGATAAAGATTATTTTAAAATAATGGATTTTGCAAATGACACTATTATATTAAAATGGATTCGTTCTTTACCGGACTCACAAAGAATTTTTACACACAATTCAAATACCTATCATAAAATAGTAGATGGAAAAATTGTAAAAATCACAGAAGAAGGTGGTAAAAGATATCCAAGACAAATAGATGTTAGTAGTGCTGAGGGACGTTTAGATTATATAGATATGATTCATGAGATGATAGCCATATTAAAAGATGGTAAATTCCTGGTAAATGGCGACTATAAAGAACA